GATCCATCTGACCTTGAAACGTATCTTGTACGCCTTGATAGATCGGAGCAGCCGCAATATTAGCGCCTTGATAGCCTTGAAACTGCGGCATCTGTATCTGTGATCCACTCATTAAGCCCGTGATCTGGTTTAATGGCTGGTTACGCAGTGCAAGTTGCTGATCTAGGCTCTGTTGCTGTGCTGTATTGCCAAACTGAGCCATACCTAGTTGCTGGTTAAAGTTTTGTGCAGCAGCAGCGTTCTGAGCAGTTTGTGCAGCTAATTGATTCTGGTAGTCTTGTTGAAGCGCAGTGTTACCCATGCCAGCATTCTGCAAAGCAGCGTTAAACTGTGATTGTTGCGCTTCATTGCCAAACTGACCTTGTGCCTGAGCCTGTCCAAATCCTTGCTGATTCATCATCGCATCAAGATTGATACCTTGTGCAGCGGCTTGTAGCTCTAAGTCGTTTCTGTTCTGGCCCATAGTACGCATCTCATTCTCATAAGCCTCGCCACCAGTGACTAGACCTTGATTTGCAAGACGCTGCCTTGTTGCATTCTCATTTTGCGCTAACTGAGGCTGTAATCTAGACATAATTGCTTGCTGACCAGTCATCCCTGCGTTAACAGGCATTGCGGCTATTCCTGACGTATCTATACCTTGCTGAAAAGTAGGGCCAGCTACAGACCTCTGTGCGCTTCCAGCATTGTATGTTGCTTGGTTAACTGGTGAAACTGACTCTGCAATGCTTGTATCAATGCCCGGTAGATTAGGATTAAACGGCGTACCTAGTATGGTTTTAGCTTGTGCAACACCTTGCTGACCTAATTCTGCAAGCGATCTCTCTACACCCTGTTGCGCTCCTAAAGTAGCTTGTGCATCTGGTGTTAGACTCTGACGAATAGTAGGTATATCACCCTCGTAGCTAATAGTCTGACTGCCTAATGGCCCGTAGATGTTAGGATTACCTAACTTTGCTGTAGCCCTAGCTGCCTCTATATTAGCCGCGCCCTGTTGTTGAGCAGCGCCAGCATAGTCTGGTACTGGTGGTGGTGCTGGTGCTTTCTTACCCATACTTGCCTCCTAAAAATTTACATTTATCTTTCAACAGCGTAAAAAATATCATATCACCGTTACTTCTCTTTATTCTAGCCTCTTCAGTGAAGCCCATATTCTTTACTAGCTTAATGCTTTTATCGTTCTCTTCAGTGATCGGTACTACTATTTTCTCTACGTTACATACTATAAACGGATAGTTAAATATCGCAGCTATGAATGTCTTATTCATTCGCCCTGCTACTGCAATATGACAGGTAATGGTGGTGTCCATAAAGCTCTCATAGATCACCCCTGCAACTATCTGTCCTTCTCGTTCCAGCCCTATGGCTGATGAATTGCAATGGTACGATCCTGTGGTCTGTTCTGCTACCCAGACACCAACAGAATCGCCTTGTACTATATTCCAGCCCATCCAGTTTGATAAACTACGTCAGTTGCAGCCCATTCAAGTTGCAAGGTCTGAGATGCGCTTTTAAGGTGTATACCGCCGCAATACCCTATCCCTGTAACTCCTTGAAAGTTATTAGTAATCATCAGTCCTTGACCCCATGATGACGTATCCCATATGCCTATGTCCCACAACCCGTACGAGCTAGGAGAATAAGACAAGGCAGATGTAGGGTCAGATATATCGTAGTCAATGTTCATTGAGACTAGGATAGAAGGCAGTCCGTCCGTAAATATAGAAGGTCTAGCTCTAGTAAAGTATTTCTTTACACCACGTTGCTCAAAGTAGTTAAACGCTTGCAGCACGTTAGTATTAATGTCTGTTGCATTGTCTGCATAGGTTGTGTCCCAAGCCCTGCCTACAACGCCATTGCCGCCGAAGTAGGGATTATCTCCGAACGATTCCCAGCAGTTGGCTTCCCAGCCTTGAAACTTGCACCAAGACTTTGTAATCGTGTTCATTACATACTGCTCTTGATTGTTGCCCTCATCTACAGGTACATTTACCCAAACCGCGTTATTCTTGGCTGAGTAATGTATCTGCCAGCCAAAGTGGTCTGCATAGAGCGTTGTGGCGGTTGTAATCGCTCCCTGTATCTTGTTACTCAAAGCGACACGCGGATCGAGCCTAGAGCTTTGTAGTGATGCTGCGAGAGGCATTAATCCATCGTATGTAAGGATTAGAATGTCACCGCCGTACTTCATGAAGCAGCGATCACCAATTGGTGCGCCTAGCTTCCATACACCGATCAATGCCCAAGTAGCAGAACTAGCTGGGTCTGTGCCTGAGTACACGATGACCTCGCCATTGCTGGTTATAAATACTAGATTGTCATCAACCCCGTATCCAGCGTCAATCGTCCATGTAGCCACGTCTGTAATGTGTCCGCCAAACTTAGCAATAGAGCTTAAATCGAGGGCCTGTGCTGCTCCACCGACTTGATTAGTTGGCAAGTACCAAGCCTTTAATGAGTTCTTTTGCGTAAACCATACCCTGTTCTTGAACAGAGTTATATTATCTAGTGTTGTACTTGTAACGCCTGTTATAGCGATAGGCGATACAGCAGTAATAGAGGCCCATGTAGTGCCATCAAATAGCAAAGGAGCGTCTACACCATTGACTAGGTATAGATAGCTACCGCCGCCAGTAGTAACATTGATGAACTCCCATCGAGCGTTTGTTAACCCTACCTTTACAGGCGCACCTACTGCACCAGCAGAGGTAACGTCATATATCTGTGTTCCAGCAATTGCGTACAGCTCCTCACCCGTGCCAGTTGAGTAGTTCATCAAAGTCTCAACCTGACCAGTTATGCCTGTGGCGTGGTTAGAGTACCCGCCGCGTAGAACTACGTTTGAATAGGATGGAAAGAAGTTGATTAACTCGACAGCATCGGTAGGTTCCATGTTCGCAATAGAATCACGAGCATTCCAGCCACCTACTGGAGCAGGTACAGAAGCTACTTGTGCGGCGGTTCTCTGTGCTTGGAACATGTTATAATTTGCCTTCATTTAACATGAGGTGATAATTATGGAAGAGTGGCGCGATGTTGTTGGTTTTGAAGGTCTGTATAAAGTCTCTGACTTGGGTAATGTAAAAAACGCCAAAACAGAGCTTATTAAAAAGATGAATTTGAATGCTCGCCTTAATAGGCCGCAAATGTGTTTGTCTAAATTTGACAAAGTAACAACTGTATACCCTCACAAATTGGTTATGGAGGCTTTTGTAGGTAAACGTCCAGAAGGAATGGAATGCTGTCATGCTGATGGCGATCCATTTAACAATGCTTTGGTTAATCTTAGATGGGACACAAAAACAAATAATAGCCAAGACAAATTTAAACACGGAACACAAAAAATGGGAGAAAAGCATCCAATGTCTAAATTGACCGTTGAAAAAGTGCTTGAGATTAGACAAGATAATCGTATTCATAGAGTAATCGCGCTTGAATATGGAGTTAGTCAATCTGTTATCTCTCAAATCAAAACTAGAAAAGCATGGTCTCACATTATCTAAAGGAGATGAATCTATCATTAATTAGGGTTTCCATATCCTTGATCGGGTATGTTATCATATCCTATGAGGACTGTACCCGGTCTTGGAGCAAACGATAGATTAGCTGAACTCTGATCTTGAGCCATAACCACTTCAAGTTCTGTCAGGAAGTTTCTATACATAGCCGTAGTATCGAAGCCCTTAGCCTCAAAATACTTCAGTTTCGTCATTAGAACGACTAAACGGTCTGGGTATATGCAGGTATCAGAGTCGGCTGTTAAGCTCGTCTTAGCCACTCCTAGTGAGCTTTCGGCCCATCCATTGCTTCTATACTCATAGCCTAAGAACTCATTGTCTGAAACGCCGGGCCAGATCTGGAAGTATGCACCTAGCAAGCGCCAACGTATGCGTGGGCCAGTAGAGATGTAGCCTGACAGCAGCCATTCCCATTGTTGAGCGTCAATTGGGCCAAGCATCTCCCAATGTTTGTCCTTATCCCAATGAGTTCTAGGTACTGTAGAGTCGTAATCTGCTGGCAGTGCGTACTTTACCTTCATAAAGGTAACAGTAGCGTTTGTGCCTGAGTCTGTGAATTGTTG